GACGCAACAGACTGTTGCGCCGCCTGTTGCGATTGGGCTCCACCATACTGTGCTCGTTCTTCGTCAGTCATCGGCGAACTCCCGTGGCTTGTCGTTCTCGAACTCCATCGTTTCCATGACGAGCGCGGCCTTGATGCTGTCGCGCTCGTCGGGCGTTAGTTCGTTGGTCTCTCGTACGGGCGCGAGGCGCACGCGGCGCCCTAGAAACGGCAGCGAAAGCGGATGAGCTAGGCCATTCATCGCTTTTTCCGCCCTTCCTTCGCCTTGGCCCTGCGTTGGATTGCATAGGCAGCGGCCGCGGCCTGCTTCGCGGGGTGCCCAGCCTTTTACCATCTCGCCGATGTTGGCCGAGAGCGCCTGCTTGCTGCTAGATTGGATGAGCGGCATTACTGCTGCCCTCCTGGCGCCTGCATGGGGGGCGCTGGCATCGGGACTCCGCCGGGCGGCGCGGGTATTGGGGCAATCGGTGGGGCCATCGGAGATTGTTCCAACGTCGGCCCGGCCGGAGGGGGAGGGGCCGCCACTGGCTGCCCGATGCTGACCGCACCCGATAGCCGCTGGTCGAGCTGGTCGGCCTCATTCATCAGCCGCCGCAGTAGGTCCATGTTTCGCTCTGGCACGCCCGTGAGCCCCAACGCCACGAAGTACTGACGACAAGCGAGCGTCTTGAGCAGCTTCAGGCCACCCGACGACTGGTAGGGCTCTGGCGCTAGGTACTTCCCCTCGTAGAGCGCGAGGTCAACCTGCATCTCGGCCAGCTCGCGATTCGCCGTCTCCATCGTGATGACCTTTTCAAGGTCGGGGAAGTTGAGCAGCTTCAGCGCGAGACCGCCCTGCACCTCTTCCGGAGGGAGTAGGCCGCCCTTGATGAGGTCGGTCACGGTCTGAATCTTGCCCGACGTCGTCGAGGGAAGCGCGCTCACTGGGTTGGAGTGCACGCGGATGTCGCGCGAATCGCCTTCGACTTCGGACCATTTCACGTGGTCGTAAGAGCCAGCGCCGAGGGCATTGATGGAGAAACTCGAGTCTTTCTCGGCCAGCTTGCTACCCAGGTACATAATCAGCTCGCCCATGTCCTCAGCCTGGCGTTCTAGGCGTTGGCCCTTGGGAATCTGGCGAGCCGTTCCGGTATCGTTGTACTCGCGAATCGCGACAGCAGCGTCGATGCCGGGCGGCTTGAGCCCCTGCGATTGCATCTGGTTGAAGCCGATGTCCGCCATCCCCTGTTCAAACAACCAGTCGAGATAGTGGTACACCTCGGGAGGGAACGCCGACGCGGTTGCAATCTGCGGCGCCGTTCCCCGGTAGTGCCCAACGCCGCCCATCTCGTTGGTAAGCTCGTCTTCGGACACCTCGGAGCCCTGCTCGATCCACACGCGCGGCACGCACGCGAGCGACTGCCCGCGGTCAATCTTCCGCATGAGCCGCCCG